TGTGCTCGGTGTTCCGCGCCATGCCCTACTGGAGCGCCGGCAGCCTGGCGCTGGCGCAGGACCGGCCCGCTGACCCGTCCTACCTGTTCACCCGTGCCAACGTCACCGAAGAAGGGTTTAGCTACGCCACCAGCAGCTTCAAGAACCGCCCCACCGTGGCGGTGGTGGGCTACATGGACCTCGACCAGCGCGACACCGCCTACGAGGTGGTGGAGGACTACGAGGCCATCGCCAAATACGGCGTCACCACCACCGAGGTGACAGCGTTTGCCTGCACCAGCCGGGGCCAGGCGTCGCGCCTGGGCGAGTGGCTGCTCTACTCCGAGCGCCAGGAGGCCGAGGTGGTGACCTTTGCCGCATCCATCGACGCCGGGGCGGTGGTGCGGCCTGGACAGATCATTGAAATTGCCGACCCCATGCGGGCCGGTGCCCGGCGCGGTGGGCGCATCACAGCCGCTACCGCCACGACGGTGACGGTGGACAGCGCCGCCGACCTTCCGGCCTCTGGCGGCACCTTGTCGGTGATCACACCGGACGGCACGGTGGAGACCCGGAGCGTGGCCAGCCGCAGCGGCACGGCGATCACCGTCACGCAGGCGTTCAGCGTCACGCCCAGGGCGAACAGCGTATGGGTGCACCAAAGCACCGACCTCCAGACCTCAACCTGGCGGGTGATGGGGATCCAGGAGCAGGAGGGCCTCACTTACGCCGTGACGGCGATCTCCTACAACAGCTCCAAATACGCCTACATCGAACGCGGGCAGCCGTTGCAGTTCCGCGATGTCACCAACCTCAACGTCATTCCCGAGGCGCCCAAGAAGGTGGACGCCACCGAGGTGCTCTACGAGAGCAACGGTCTGGCGCTGACCAAGATCATCGTGAGCTGGCAGCCGGTGCTGGGCGTCAAGGACTACCGCATCCGCTGGCGGGTGGCGTCCGGCAACTGGAGCACCGCCACGGTGCAGCGGTCCGACTTTGAAATCCTCGACACCCAGGTGGCCCGCTACGAGATCGAGGTCTACAGCCTCAACGCGGCCCTGCGCCAATCCACCCAGCCGGCGATGCTGATCTACGACGCCCAGGGCCGCTCAGCGCCGCCTGCCGACGTGACGGGCATCTCCCTGGTGGCGGTGGATCAGGCAACCGCGATCATCAGCTGGGAGCGGGCCAGCGACCTCGACGTGCTACTGGGCGGCAAGGTGCTCATTCGGCACACCGTCGATCTCCAGAACCCCGACTGGACCAAGGCACAGGAGATCGTGGCGGCAGCGGCCGGCTCGCAGACCCAGAAGGTGGTGCCGCTGCTTGAGGGCAGCTACATGCTGAAGTTTGAGGACAGCTCGGGCAACCGCTCGCGCAACGCCGCAACGGCCAGGACCGACCTGCCAGCACCGCAGCCCCGGCTCCAGGTGCGGCGGTTTGCTGAGGACCAGGAGAGCCCGCCGTTCACGGGCGTGCCCACGAACATGCTCTACAACGCGGAGTTCGACGCGCTGATCCTCGACACAGACCCTGAGACCAACCAGGTGATGATGCAGGGCGAGTACGAGTTCGGCAGCGACTACGACCTCGGCGGCATCTACGACGTGAACCTGCGGCGGCGCCTGGTGACGCGGCCGTTCGTGCCCACCGACCTGATCGACGACCGCACCGACCTGATCGACACCTGGGACGACATCGACGGCGAGTTCCCCGATGGGGTCACCGCCAAGCTCTACGTTCGCCACGCCAACCAAGACCCGGCGGCGGCCCCGCTGTGGAGTGAGTGGCGGGAGTTTGCCAACGCCATCGTGCGCGGCCGGGCGTTCCAGTTCAAGCTGGTGGCGATGACCGATACGCCGTTCGAGAACATCCTGGTGGATGAGCTGGGCGTGGAGATGGAACTCCAGCAGAGGGTTGACAGGGGCGGCCCGTTGTTCTCAAGTGGAGCGGACTACGAGGTGAGCTTCAGCTCCCCGTTCATCGAGCCCCCCACCGTGGGCCTCACAGCTTTCAACCTTGGCTCCACCGACACGTTTGAGATCGGTTCCGTGACCCGCACGGGATTCCGAGTAACCTTCAGGAACGTCGATGGTGACCCCGTGAGCCGCCAGTTCACCTACACTGCTATCGGCTTCGGCCGGGAGATCATCTGATGCCGCAGGGCGACCTCAACGTAGCGAACCAGTCCGGGGCCGCCTTCCGGTCTGACCTCAACAACCAGCTGCTGGCGCTGGGCACCATGCAGTCGGGCACGGCCGCGCCAGATCCGAGCTACGCCTACCAACTCTGGGCAGACACCGCTGCGGGCCTACTGAAGCAGCGCAACGGGGCGAACAACGCCTGGCTGACCATTGGGACGCTGGATGCGACGAACTGGGGGCTGGCGACCGCCGTCAGCCTGACGGATTACGCCCCAAGCAAGACGGGGACCGGCGCCTCAGGCACCTGGGGCATCAACATCACCGGCAGCTCTGCCCAGCTGAACGGGATCAGCTCGACCGGGCTGTTCAACAACATGGGTCAGGGTCACGGCACACGGGTGCTCGGCTTTGACGCCACCACGCCGTCGTATGACTTCGGCTTTCGCTTTGTTCAGAACACGGCTAACGGTCCTGGGACGGGCGGCAGCCAGTTCTATTCCCTCTACACGGGGCTGGGGTCTGAGTACCCGGCAACCGGCGCGGGTTCCTATGGCATGTATCTGGCCATTGATCGCAACACCGCCAACCCCTACCTCTCCGTCCGCTACAACGAGAACAACAGCCTCTCGACCTGGCGCAAGATCAATGCTGGCTTTGCGGACGCAGCTGGCAACGCAAACACGGTCGCCAGCCTTGCCCCCGCCAGCAGCGGTGCAGCGCCAAGCGCCAACCAGCTCGTTCGCACTGACGGCAACGGATACACCTTCACCGGCTACATCAACAGCAACACCAACAACAACGAAAACCCCGGCATCTCGCAGGTCATCGTTACGAACGGTGGCGACAACTACTACAGAAAGGCCGAGGCCGGCTACTTTGCCCGGACGATAATGAACGCGCCTGGCACGGCTCCCGTTTATGCGTGTCGGGCGTGGGTGAACGTTTCACAGGGAAGCCTTGGATCATTCGCCATTAATGGAAATGGCAATGTATCAAGCGTGACTCGACAAGGCCTAGGTGCCTACGCGGTCAACTTCACGACGGCGATGCCAGACACAAACTACAGTGCTGCTTTTATGGCAAAGCGCTTATCCACTAACGAGCCCGTTTACATGTATCAAAGAGTGTTGAACACAGGCTCTCTAGAAGTTTCGATGGGATTGGGGTCTTTCACCCTGCTTGATTTTGACCGCTTTCACCTCATCGTCGTCCGCTGAGCAATCACCATGCCCCTTTCCATCATCTACCCCCAAGCCAACGGTTCCGTCGCCCACGTCACCCCCACCGGGGAGCTGCCGCTGGAGGATGTGGCGCTGAAAGACGTGCCCGCTGGCACGCCCTACCTGATCGTGGACACCGAGGCCGACCTGCCGCCCGACTTCGACTTCTTTGAGGCCTGGGAAGCTGACTTCAGCAATTCTGACGGCACCGGCATCGGTGCGGACGCCTGGTTCGCCGCGCATCCGCCCGTCGAGCGTCGGCCCGGCCCGCCGGAGGGCTATGTGCCCGAGCCCATCCCCGAGCCCGAGACTCAGCCATGAAAGTCACCATCAACATGACCAAGGCCCGTGACATCCACCGGGCCAAGCTCCGTGAAGCCCGCGCACCCAAGCTGGCGGAGCTGGACACCACCTTCCAGCGCGAGCTGGAGAAAGGCGCACAGGCCAACACCGCCGCCATCGTTGCGGCCAAGCAGGCCTTGCGTGATTTGCCCGCAGACCCCAAAATCAACCAGGCCAAGTCCGCCACCGCCCTCAAAGCGCTGTGGCCCACCGACCTCCTTGGCCCCAGCCCCTACACAGGTTCCTGATGAACGAAGCCAAGCAGCACCTCATCCAGCTGATCGAGGCCTACGCCTCCGCACGCGCCACCAACAGCCAGCTCTTGTCCCAGCAGTCCGCTGGTGCGTTGATGGCCTTCCTCAATGCTGCTGAAGTCACCCTCCCCGAGCAGCAGGAAGATGGCGGTCAGGGCTAAGACCGGCGCCACGCGGATCGAACACCAGCCCGGTCCGCCCAAGACCACCTCCCAGGGCCAGGGACTGCGCTCCCGGCCCCGGCGGCGAGGACGAAAAAAACTCCGTGGCCAAGGTCGCGGCTAGCATGGCAAGTGATGGGGAGCATCAGAATGGCTGATGAGGTTTCGCACGTTGACATCTATCGTGCGCTGGGCATCCTGGAGGGCAAGCTCGACACCATGAGCCAGACCCTGCTCCAGAAGCACACCGACATCTCGTCGGCCTTCGACCGGATCAGCACCTTGGAAAGGAGCATGGCCAAGTGGGCCGGCATCGCCCTGGCCTGCTCCGTCATCATCCCCCTGCTGGTCACCGCCGCAGCACCCCGCCTACACTTCCCACAGCCCGCCGCTGTGGAGGCCAGGCCTGGTGGTCAATGACCTGATCCCCTACTTCCAGCACTGGAAGGATCTGCCCCATCAACGGGCCGCCATCACCCAGCTGTGGCAGGCGGTGCCCGACAGCCTCAAGAAACCTGACAGCGCCTGGGTCGAGACCTGGAAGGCGGCCGGCAAGCAAGAGCAGCCCCGCACCAAGTCCAACCCGCTCCAGGTGCCCTACTACAGCCAGCGCGACAGCGAGACGCGCCATGCGCTGCGGATGTGCTTCAGCTCCAGCTGCGCCATGCTGCTGGAAACCCGCAAGCCCGGCACCCTGGCCGGCCCTAACGGCGACGACGCCTATCTGGGCCGGGTGCTGCGCTACGGCGACACCACCGACGCCCAGGCCCAGATACGGGCACTGGCGAGCTACGGCATCAAAGCCAGCTTCACCCAGAAAGCCTCCTGGGCCACGGTGGAGCAGCAGATCGACAAGGGCATCCCGGTGCCCCTGGGCTTCCTGCACCACGGCTCAGCAGCGAAGCCCGGCGGCGGTGGCCACTGGCTCTGCGCCATCGGCTACACCGCCGACGCCCTGGTGGTGCATGACCCGTTCGGGGAGATCAACCTGGCGCAGGGCGGCTACCTCAACAACTGGGGCGCCCGGCTCCGGTACTCTCGCAAGAACTTCGGCCCCAGGTGGATGGTCGAAGGGCCTGGCTCCGGCTGGGCCATCATCGCTAACCTTTAAGGAGCATCACCGTGCACCCCATGGACATTCTCAGCCATCCCGGTTTCTGGATCGTGGTTGCAGCAGCCTCTGAGCTAATCGCTCTGAGCCCGCTGAAAAGCAACAGCATCGTGCAGCTCGTCTTACAGATCCTGAACCTGATCAAAACAAAAAAGGTCTGACTGCACCGGGCGGCACCTGGCTGCTGCGGTTCTCCACCCGATCAGCGGATGAAGAACTGCGACGAATGGTGGCGTCCAAAAAGTTTCACGCAACGCTTGGGCCGCGCATTGATGCTGAGGTGGATCGCTTCAAGGCTGCGCAAGAACAGATTGACCCGCCAGCCCAGCCAATCATCATCGAGGAACCGATTGACGAAACCATCCAAACCGGAGCCAGCCGTGACCTCGGTGGCCCCATCTCAATCCACGCGCCCTGGCGCAGGGATTGACCGCGACGCAATGATCAGCCAGCTCCGCCTCCATGAGGGGGAGCGGCTCAAGCCCTACCGCTGCACCGCCGGCAAGCTCACCATTGGGGTCGGCCGCAACCTGGAAGACCGGGGCATCACCGCCCAGGAGTCGGCCTACCTGCTGGGCAACGACATCGACCACCATTGGCGTGAGCTGTCCCTGGCCATCCCCTGGGTCGAGCAGCTGGACGAGGTGCGCCAGCGGGTGCTGCTCGACATGGCCTTCAACCTGGGCGTCGGCGGGCTCCTGGGCTTCCGCAACACGCTGGCCACCATCCGGGCCGGCGACTATCAGCGGGCCGCTGCCATGATGCTGGACAGCAAGTGGGCCCGCCAGGTGGGCGCCAGGGCCCACCGGCTGAGCCGCATGATGGCCACCGGCAAGGCCTAGCTCAGACCCCCACCTCACGCTCGATCCGGGCGACCGCAGCACGCGCTGAGTCCTCGACCAGGTGGGCGTAGCGGCGGGTGCTTTGCAGGCTGACGTGGCCCAGCAGCTGGCCCACCACGTCCAGGCCGTGCCCTGAGCTGAGCCCGTAGCTGGCGAAGGAGTGGCGTAGGTCGTGGGGCCGGAAGTCCACCAGGCCCACCTCGTCGCGCAGCTTCTTCCAGAGCGAGTGGTAGCCGGTGAGTGGGTGGCCGGGCTTGGACCCGGCGATCACCCAGTCGCCACCGCTGAGGGGCTGCTGGCGGCGCAGCGCCTCCAGGATCTCCATGGCCCGGGGCACCAGCAGCACGCGGCGGCTCTTGCCGGTGCGGCGTCCGGTCTTGTGGTGGGCGGGCGGGATGATGAGCCGGCTCCCGGCCCAGTCGATCCAGGTCCAGCGGGCGTGGTTGATCTCGCGCAGCCGGCAGCCGGTGAGCAGCAGCAGGCGGATCAGCTGGGCAAACCGCCAGCGGGTGCCGGTGCCATCGACCTCCCAGCGGAGCAACGCCTCGCGCAGCCGCACCAGCTCGTCGGTGGTGAGGTAACGCTCGCGCTCGACCCTGGGGTCCAGGTCAACGCCCAGGCATGGGCGCGGCACCTTGCCGTCGCCCCACCAGCCCCACCGCTCGCTCATGCGGATGGCACGGGCCAGCTGCACGACAGCGGCGCGGACCACGGGGCGGCGGCCGGAGCGGTCGTAGAACTCCTGCACCATCGGCGTCGTGATGCGGACGACCTGGATCTTGCCGAACTTGGGCAGCAGGTGGCCCTTCCACACGAAGTCCTCTGTCACCCAACCGGGCTTCGCCTGGCGGGCGAGCTTGTGGCGTTCGTAGAGGTCCTGGCCGGTGGGCGCCTCGCGCCGCTGCTGGCGCTCGTGCAACGGGTCGCCACCCTCACGCACCCGGGCCAGCCCATCACGCGCCAGGCGGCGGGCATCATCCGGGGTCAACTCCACCGGGGTGCCCAGCTTCATCTCGCGCAGGCGGCCATCGACGCGGTGGCGGAGGTGATAGGCGCGGTGCCCGGTCGGGGTCACCACCAGGCAGAGGCCTGGCACCAGGCTGTCGCTGAGCCTGTAGCTTGAGCCCTTGGGGGCTGCTGAATCGACGACGGTCTTGGTCAGTTTCATGGTTTTCTGTCCCCACACCCACCCCACAAATGCGTGGGGATGGTGTGGGGTGTAGCGGAAAGCTCCGGTAAGGTCAACGCAGGATTCTCTTGATAAAACAAGGCTCTAGGTATGTCCCGGGAACCCTTGAGGCTTGCACCAAGATAAAGTAACCGAGGCCAGAAAGCCCTGTGATTCCAAGGGCTTAGGGGAACCCCGAAAACCCGTCCCCACACCGTCCCCACACCAAAACGCCCTGGCTCACAACCAGGGCGTCCGCATGTCTGGGCTCAGTCGAACAGGCTGGTCTCGATCCCCAGGCGCTTGGCGTCGCGCCAGATCCGGCGGGCCTCGTCGGCGTCGGTGATCTCCCGCACCCAGCGGTCGCGGCCCCAGGTCTTGTAGGTGCCGGTCACCTTCCAGGTGCGGCAGCGGAGCACGGCGCCCCGGAACTCGCCCCGGATGACCTCCACCTCCAGGCTCACGTCGGACTCGGCGCCAATGAAGGCGGTGAGGTCTCGGATCGTGCCAGAGCCTCCGCAGGCGAAGCAGTCACCGTTGGCGATGTGGCTGTAGTGGGGGAGCTTGCCGGAGCCACCGCAGACGGGGCAGGTGCAGGTGGCGTTCAGGGTGGCGGTCATTGGTCGGGGCGGTGGCGGGGGGATCGCTCCCCCTCGGTGAAACCAGTATGGACGCCAGGCGACCCGCAACGGCGGGCCTGTCACAATCCGTCACACAGCCGGGACGGCGTAGGCGGTGATCACCACCAGGGCGTCCGGGCGCTCGGCGGTCAGGCGGGCGTGGTGGCGGTCGGCATCGGAGGGCTTGGCGATCCCGTCCACCAGGGTCTCGGTGGAGCGGTAGACCTTGCCCCGGATGCGGGAGGCGGTGATGGCGTCGATGCGGTAGGCGGTGCGGGTCATCGGATCAGAAGCAGTCGGAAGCGGGGCAGAGGCATTCGTCCAGGCTCTCGCGGAGCATGAGCAGCTCGCGCAGGTCATCACCTGCCACGAACAGATCGGAATCGAACAGAGCGGCTTCGCCTTCGGCCCCGGCGGAGCGGAGGGCCTCGATCTGGCCCTTGATCTCTTCGATGACGGCGGCGGCGGTGAGGGTCATGGCTTTGCGGGGTGGGTGGGGATCTCTCCCCGGTGAAACCAGTATGGACGACAGGGTGCTCCACCTGGTGGTCCTGTAACAATCCGTCATGTGGGCGGGATGGCCCCGGTCGCCCGGGGCCTGGACGGGCTCAGGCCGGCTCGTCGATCAGCGAAACCCAGTAGCAAACCATCGGCCCTTCGGTGTCCTCGTAGCTGTGAACAAGGCCCTTGGAGATCAAAGAGCCAAGCACTCCGGCGGTGACGTGATCGTTGCTGAAGGGGGTGACTTCATGCAGCCAGCCGCAGCCGGGCTGGTCCATGCCTTCGTTGATGGCGTCGAGCAGCTCTTGCTCTTTGGTGGTCAGTTGGGTGGTGGTCATTTGCTTGGGTTGGGGTGGTGGGGTCGCCCCCGGTCCCCTAATTATGCCCGCTCACCCGCCCATCCGGCAACGCCGTAACAATCCGTCACATACGGCGGAAGCTGCCGTGGCCCTCGTCCAGGCTCCGCCTCCGGTGGCAGTTGCAGCAGCGCACGTCGCACTTCGCCACCTCCCGCTCGATGCTCGCCAGGCCCATCCCGTCGCTCACCATCCGGCTGATGTTGTGGCGCTTCAGGGCCGGGTCGCGGTGGTCGAACTCCAGCACCTTCGGGTCGGCCTCACCGCAGTCCAGGCACGGGTGCCCCAGCAGGTACGCCAGCACCCAAGCCTTGGCCTTGGCCTTGGCTCTGGCCCTGCATCGCGCAATCGCCAGGCGCCGCTTGTACGGGTCCGCAGCCATGCGCAGGCACGCGCCTGTCACCAAGCGTAGCCACGGCTACGATGCCCCGGGCGGTGGTGCTGGCTACCTTAGGGCATCACTGCGGGGCACCTATGGCCTGGCTTCAATTCGGTCTCCCCCTTGAGGAGGAGCTGGCGGTTGAGACCCACGTCCGCGCCATCAGGGAGTGCTCCGACCTGGACCGGCTCCGCAAGGTGGCTGAGCAGGCCTACCGAGCCTGGTGCGGCCAGGTGGACATCACCAGCCAGCTACTCGCCCAGGTGGCTGAGGCTGAGGTGCAGCTGGCCCAGCTGGGCGCCATCGAGGAGCCTGACGCCCAATACGTCCAATGGGCCCGGGACCTCTATCCCGAGGCCAGCAGGTGGTCGAGGTAGAGTTCGGCCTGCCAAAGGTCGGAGCTGTAGCGGCAGTAGCCGTGAGCGCAGCTGCGGTAATACAGCTCACCACCATCCGCCGGCTCCAGGGTTTCGATCCAGCCCCCGTCTCGATCCGTCCGGCTCACCACGATGGGCTCGATCATTGGCGGGGCTCGATCTCTGCTGCCATTCTGGCGGCCACCTCCATCGCCTCGCTCTCAGTCGAGCGGGGCCAGCCCCAGTGCACGACGCGGCCGTCATGCACGAACGGCAGGAACCTGGTGGTCTCTTCCCAGCCCTGGGGCTGGACGCCGTAGCAGGGCCAGGTCTGCCCGGCGTAGCGGGGCACCTCAGCGGAGATCACGAACCAGGTCCTCCACGGTGCCGTCGTTGATGATCACCCAGTCGAAGGCCCAGTCGGCCAGGCCGCCCTCCGATGCGTGGCCGCTGGTGTCGGCCAGCCCCGGGCGCTCGATCCGCCAGAGCTGGCCGCCCATCGATTTGATCAGCTCGGCCTCGTTGGGGAACCGCACGTCATCGACCACGACGCACGGGTGCCGCATCGCGCTGGCCGCCCAGCACTTCAGCCAGACATCGGGCGCCACGCAGGTACGGCCCCACTCCGTACCGAGCGTCTGGAGCAGGTGGCGCACGGTGACGCCCAGCTGCGGGATCTTGGCGCCCTTGTCGATGTGGACCAGGCGCTGGGCCTCGTCGTCGCGGTAGCCCAGCCCCTGGAGGAACTGGACCACCATCGCCTTGAGCGGATCGGCGAACGGCACCCTGGCGAAGCCCTGGTGCTCCAGGGCGGTGGCCACGGTGGTCTTGCCCGACTGCGGGGCGGGGCTGTAGAGCCCGATCAGTTCAATCATGAGGTTGTGAGTTCCAGGGTGGGCAAGAAAGGTAAGCGTCTATCAGCTCGGGCTTGGCGAGATACCTCTCGATTCGACCGAGATCGACGTTGCATTGAGGGCAAAGTATGCCGCGAACGCTGCCAGTCGCATGGCAGTGATCTATTGCAAACGCTAACTCATCATCAGAGCGCGGCCGATCGCAAATAGCGCAACGGCAATCTTGGCGCTGCCATTGCTGGTGATACTCGGCAAGCGTTACTCCGTATTTGCGACGAAAAGCCTTGCAGCGGTTTGCGTCACGGTACGCAGTGGCGCGTCTTTCTCTGAGCCTTCTGTTTTGCTCAACTCGCGCCTGCTTTTCCTCTGGCGACAATCGCTTCCATCGGTCGCGGTTGTAAGCAGCTACGCAAGTTTTGCACTTGTTTGATCGCCTGTCTTTGGTGTGAGGATGAGGCGAAAACTGAGAAGCGGGCAAAATCGTTGAGCAGTATTTGCAGAGTTTTAGTTCCATTCAACAGCAGAAAAAATGACAGGAAACTGAGCCGCAAAAATGTCTCGGCAACCTTCTGCTATTTGCCGGTGCTCTAGCTGGGTTTCTGGCCCAGTTCTGACCTTTAGATAGTGCAGCCAAGATCGAATTGTCCCGTGCATGTAGAGGGTGGTCGGGGTGCAGAGCGGCAGGATGCGGCGGGCGGTCTCCCTGGCCACGCCCTCCTCCAGCAGCGACCAGTAGAACGCATGAACCTCGCGCAGCAGATTCTCAGCCGCCAAGCGGCAGCTGTCCTGCACCTCGTCGGGCAGGTCGTCGTGGCTGGCCTGGCGGTTCTGCTGGTCCTGGCGGCGGAAGCGTGGCGCCTCGGCTCGGTCGGTGACGGCGTAGCGGGTGCTGAACTCCTGAAAGCTGAAGCTGCGATGGCGCAAGATCTGCGCGGCGATGTCGCGCTCGGTCTGGATCTCGACGCAGAGGCTGGCCATCTCGAAGGGCGACCAGTGCTGGTGCTTGATCAGGTAGCGCAGCAGCCGGGGCGCGGTGGCGTCGTTGTCCTGGTTGGCGGGGTTGCTGACCCTTGCCATGCGGACGATCAGTCGCTCGGCCTCGGGCGTGCAGTGAACGAAGGAGACAGCCATCAGCCCCGGCTCCCTTGCACTTGCTGGTCGTTGTTGTAGCGGCCGGTCTCGGCGTAGGTCCGCAGCGGCGCCTGATCCATCTTGTGGAACACCATCTGCCCGATCTTCATGCCGGGCCAGATCGCAACGCAGTGCAGCTGGCGGCTGTTGTGCAGTTCCAGGGTGAGCTTCGACCCGTGCCAGCCGGGGTCGCAGTAGCCCGCCATCAGGTGCTCCAGGCCCTCGCGGGCGCGGCTGGACTTGAGCATGAACTGCGCGGCGATGTCGGCCGGCAGGTGGAAGGTCTCGATGGTCTCCGCCAGGATGAACTGCCCAGGCCGCAGCAGGTAAGGCGTCTCCTCATCCCAGCCCTCGCGCTCCAGGTCGTAGAGGATTAGCTCGGGCGTGGTGGCGGACTCGATCTTGATGTGGCGGCCCAGGCGCACGTCCAGGCTGGCGGGGTTCACCAGGCCCGGATCGAAGGGCACCACCATCGCGCCGGCGCCCTGGCAGCGGGCGCGGATTTGCCAGTCGCTCAGGATGCTCATGGCGTCACCTGCGGCTGGCGGTACTTCGCAGCGAGGCCTGTGTAGTGCGCGTGCTGCGGGTGGGCCGGGTCGTGGCGGCCGTCCGCCTCATACCAGGCTTCGAGCTGGTCTTGGACGGCTTGCTGCTCGATGGGGCAACAGTCAGGGTGCATGGCGGGGTGCATGGCGGCGTAGACAATTCGGGCGATGTTCAGCTCCAGCGTCAGGTCGCTGGACCAGTAGAGGCGCATGAGGCCTCGGATCTTGGCAAGGTTCACCGCAGGGCTCTGACCTCGGTGGTCCAGCCCCAGCAGTGCCGGATCAGCGTCTGCCGCTCCAGGGCCAGCTCCAGGCTATCGGCCAGCCAGGCGGTGTCGGTGGTGTCGCAGAGGGCCAGCACGGGCGGCAGTAGCAGGCCCTCGCCTTGGCCTTCGGTGGCGCTGATCCATTGGCAGCCACGCCGCAGGGCGTAGGTCACGGCTGGACTCCGTCGCGGCGGAGCTGCTCGCAGGCCTGGCTCACGCCTGCCCGGCAGTCGCGGGTCGTCAAGTCGGTCAGGGTGCTGGTCAGTGCGAACCAGAACCCGGCACTCAGGGCCAGGCACAGACCAGTGGAGGCAAGAAACGTGCGCATGATAGTCGTCTTGGGGTGAAGGGGCAAAGGGTCGCTCACGCAGCGGCGTAGGCGTACTCGACAGCCACGATGCGGGGGTCGTGGTCGTTCCAGAAGCGGAAGCCGTTGCCGTCGGTGGCGAGGCGGGAAACGGCCAGGCTGGGCTCGCGGCGGACGCTTTCGCAGCGGCTCACCACGGTGGTGCCGTCCTCGTAGTGGAGCACCTCGGTGAAGGTGTAGGCGGCGGTGCGGGCGATGCAGGCGTTGGGGGTCATGGTCGTCGGGGTGGTGGGGGATCTCGCCCCCGGTGAAACCAGTATCGGGCGCCATCGCCCTCAACGGCGAGTCCTGTAACAATCCGTCACGCAAGCCGCCGTGCCTAGCATGACCCGAGCGGCTGGCTGCGGATGCAGGCCCGGATTGATGGCACCGAGTTCGTCCCTGCCCGCACTGCCCGCCACCGCTTCAGGCACGGCATCCTGAGCGCCTGGGAGCACCGCTGCGCTTATTGCGGCGACGGGGCGGAGAGCCTCGATCACGTTGTCCCCAAGGCCAAAGGCGGACTCACGATCCCCCGCAACCTGGTGCCGGCTTGTCTGGCCTGTAACCGCCGCAAGGGACACCGGGAGGTCTTCAGCTGGTGGCGGGAGCAGCCCTACTGGACCGAGGTCGGGCAGGCCAGGCTCATCGACTGGCTCACCTCATAGAGGTCGCAGTCGGAGGCAAAGCCCAGGCCCTCCAGCAGTGGGTCCGGGAACCCGAAGCCGCAGCGGGCGCCCGTCCAGTTCACGCACTCGTGGCAGCTGGGCCCGCTGACGGTCGGTGGTGGTGCATCAGCAGGTGCGTTGGGCCGCAGCAGCTCAGGGTGGACCATGCGGTAGACCAGGCCGGCGCGGATCTGGCGAACCGACTCGGCAGAGCAGCCAATCACCCGGCCCGCCTCGGCGTTGTTGAGGTCACGGCGGATCAGCGCCTGGCGCACCTGCTCGTCGGTGAGTGCGCCGCGCTTCTTGCCGGACGCTCTGGGCGAGCTGCGCAGGCCGGCACCGCCTCGCGGCGGCCTAGGCCCGTCCCAGGTGGTCCAGCGGTGGTCGCAGTCAACGCAGCGCATACGGCGGCGGCGGGTGCCGTTGATGCAGCGGCGCACTTCGCACACTTCGATCCGTGCGCTGCCGCAGGTGGGACAGGTCATCATCAGGTGGGGGAGTGAGTGCTGGGCCTCCGATGCCTCGTCCAGGTCGCCCCCCGGGGAGACCATCCCCAAGCGACCCAAGGCGCTCGCCCTTACGGGTGGAGCCGACCCAGCGAGGTCAGGATAGTCGCTCGACGCGCACCAGATGGATGGGGCACTCATAGAAGTGCCGCTCGCGGTTCTTGAAGCGGTCGTGCTTGGTCACCCTCGCCCAGTGCGGGCGCGTGGTGCGGCAGTCCACCACGAAGGCGGTGGTCATCTCGCGGTTCAGGATGATGTAGGCGTAGGGCTTGGGCCTGGCGCGGTCGTAGCAGTGGCAGGCGTCCACGATCAGGGTGGGATGCGGGAAGTCCTCGCGGCTGGTGAAGGTCAGCGAGCGGCGGCGCTTCACCTCGACCCGTTGCAGGATCTCCAGGTCACCATCGTCGGCGAACTCCGCCATGGCTGACGGGTCTGGCCGCTCAAAGGTGGGGCGCACCACCACCGGATAGCCCTGCGATGACAGCCAGGAGGCCACCACCTCCACCGCCTTGCGGCTGTCGCGCAGGTCGGTCAGGAAGGTCGGGTCTTGGCTGTCGTAGTCGTAGGGCTCAGGCATCAGCGGCTCAGGGTGTGGGCCACCGCCACGGCAGCCCAGATGATCAGGATGAGTTCGGCTATCGCAGAGATGGGTTGCGTTGCTCGGGCGTGAGACTTGGATGGGTGCGCCAGTCGTATTCGTCCTCGCCCTCGTCCTCGTCGTGGGCCTCGTCCGGGAAGAACTTGAGGGTCCGGCTGTCGGCGTGGTCCTCGATCAGCAGCCATGGGCAGGGGCACTCGTCGAGCCATTCTGTGAACTGTTCGTAGGGGGTCATGGTGTCGGGGTGGTGGTGGGTGGTGGCCTGGTCGCCCAGGGTCAGTCCATGTTGTTGCGGATCAGCTCGCGGGTCGGATCGTCGTAGCGGTAGCCGACCTCCAGCCAGTAGGTTCCATAGCCGCTCCGGTAACCGCCCCAGCCCAGCAGCTCTTCGGCCACGGTGGCGGCCTGCTCGGTGCGCTCGCGGTCGGCCAACTCGACGCGCTTGGTCTCGGGGTTCAGGTAGCCGATCTCGATGCAGCCCCGGTGCTGCTCAACGATGGCGGTCATGTCGAAGCCGGCTTCGCGGAGGGCCTTGAGGACGGTGCGGGTGGAAGGGGTGCGGGTCATCGTTCGGTTGGGGTTGTGGGACGTCTCCGCCCCGGTGAAACCAGTATGGCTGCTGATCGGCCCCTGGTGGCGGGGCCGTAACAATCCGTCACACTCAGGCCAAGATGGCCAGGGCGTTGGCGTTCAGCCAGGCCGGCACCTCGGCTTGGACGGTCAGGCCATCGGCCACCATGGCGTGAATCAGGCGGGCGGCCTGGAACTTGGTGGCCTTGCGCAGGGCCAAGCTCACGGTGCCGGAGGTGCGCCCGGTGGCGTCGGACCAGAGGGCACCCTGGGCCAGCAGCTTGACCGTGAAGTCGGTGCTGCGCTGGGCCAGCGCTTGGAGCATCTTTTCAGCGAAGCCGGGGGAGCGCAGGTACTCCCTGTCGAACTTGTGCTCCAGGGTCTTGACGACGGCGGTGGGGGTCTTCATCGGGGTTCCGGGGTCGCCCCCGGTTGAACTGAGACCAGTATGGCGGCTAGGGGCACCGCATCGGGCGCCCCGTAACAATCCGTCACACTTGGCTCAGGGGCTTGGGGTTAAAGTGGAGGTCCCGCTCGATCTTGAGCCCAGCCGGTCCGGTGATCGACTCCAGCTCCGCCAGGCTGAAGTAGCCCAGCTCACGCTCGTGCCCATGCACCAGGCCGAAGCACTCGCCGGTCTCCGGGTCCATCTCGGTGACGTACCAGGTCCAGCTCGACCAGGGCGTGAACAGCTTGATGAAGGCGATGGCCTCCATCCCCTGCCCGTCCTGGGCGTAGAGGGCGGGGATCTTCTTGGCTTGGGCTTTGGTGATCAGTTTCATGGTGGTGCTCGGTCTTGGGGTGGTGGGGGTCTCCCCCCGTTGAAACCAGTGTCCATGCGAACGGGGGCGCCGGTCAACGCCCCGTTGCAATCCGTAACAATCAGGCCAGGCTGGCCAGGGTGTTGCCGGTCAGGGCGGTCAGGTGGACGCCCCAGGTGCCGCCCTCGACCCGCTCGCCACGGCGGCCCACCAGTACCGGCAGCTCGCCCACCATCTCCACCACGGTGTCGATGTGGAAGACCTCGCAGGTGGCCAGGGTGCCCTCGCTGCGGCGGCGAGCCTTACGGGTGCGGCCGGTCAGCTTGGCGATCAGGCGCTGGCCGTTGGGGGTGCTGATCTGGAACTCACCCTCCTCCAGGCAGATCTCCTGGTCGGGTCGCTGGTCCACGGTCCAGACGGCGCGGAAACCGGCGTCCAGGGGGAAGCAGTCAAACTGGCGGCTGAACTCGGGGCGGCGGATCGGGGTGGCGGCGGCGGTGGCGAAGGCCATGGTCGGCGGTGGGGTGGTGGGGCGTCTCCGCCCTCGGTTCCACCAGTATGGGGGCGCACCTCACCCGGAAAACAAGTTCGTCGCAATCCGTAACACTTGCGCCAGGCAGGGGCCCCCATCGACCCGGTGGGTCCTGGCGTGGCTCCAACCGCTGTCGCGGTCAAGCCATCGCAGGCACTCCTCCCGGTGCTCGCAGCTGCTGTCGTGGCAGCGGGTCCAGTCGGTGGGCAGGGTCATGCCAGCACCTCCACCGCAGCACCAGGCCAGCGGTTCTGCCCGTAGCGCAGGGCGTCGCGCTTGGTCGGGGCCTGGAGCGTCACCTTCATGGGTTGGGCGTTGCCGTTGCGGACCAGCAGCCGGTAGGGCCTGGTCCGCTGGCCATCGCGGGGCCGGCTCACGCCCGGGCCGTACTTGGCGGGCGTGGTCTCTTCGCTCCACAGGAGCACGGGGTTCCAGTCAGTCATCGGCCTGCTCCAGTTCGTTGATGATGTCGAGCACGTCCTGGCGGATGTCAGGGGCGCCCTTGATGCGCACCGCCAGGGCGGTGAGTGCGGCGGCCAGGCGCTGGGCGATGCGAGGCTCACCGATGGGAGCGCCGCATCGCCACGCTTCGAGGATGGCGCTGGCGGCGGGAGAGAGGTCAGTCATCGAGTTGCTCCAGTGCGCGTCGGATGATGGACAGAGCGTTGTCGTCCAGGTAGTCGCCTTCTGGATCGGTGCAGTCGTTGATCAAAGCCAGCGCCTGCTCCTTCAAGCTCGGCGGCTTGGGGCGGCGGGCGACGCGGAGGTCAGACGCTTCAAGCCCCCAGTCATCCATCAGCTCGCAGCACGCCTCCAGCTCCTGCTCGGCACCCCATTGGGCGGCGCGGGTGGCGATGTGCTGTTCATAAGCCCAGTGCGATTCACTGTGCTCCAAACCCAAAAGCACGGCATTACTGCCCCACCGTTGCACCAACTCCGGCGGTGGGCTGATGGCAGGTGTGTTGGTCATTGTTTTAGGGGTTGCAGTTGGTGGTCAACTTTGATGCGTTCGATGGTGCCATCGTCGTGTTGGCGCTCGTACCAGCGCCATGCGCCTTGATTGTTGACAGATCCCACAAGGGTGAAGTTGCCGAGGGTTACGGGCCAATCGAGGCCCTGCACGGTGATGGTCAGCTCCGGCGGTGGGGTGATGGGGTGGGTCATCTCCCGGCCTCCTGCTCAAGCACGGTCGCTGCCACCAGGTCACCGTCATGCTGCTCCCGCATCCACGCCGCCACCTCGCGGATCGCGGCGTAGGCTCCGGCCCAGTGGATCGGCTCACCGTCTTGGCTGATGGCGGCAGCCACTCGCGTCACCACCGAAGGCCCCTTGACCGCTGGCTTGGGGTCAGGCCGCAGCAGCGCGGCGATCTCCTCCTGCTGCCTTGGGGTGAGCTTCAGCGGCTCATTGATCTCGTAGACCTTGGACGCTGGGCGTCGGGCCTCCAGTGCCTCGACCCTGGCGCGGAGTTCGATGATGCAGCGCAGGGCGTAGTAGCCCATGCCGTCGTCGTGCGCGGCCATCGTCTCAGCGTTGGCCCAGTCGTCAGGCGTTGCTTGGTAGTCACCCACGGGCCACCTCCAGCAGCCACTGCCGGGTCGGGCCATCCAGCCGGGGCGGCACCAGCAGTGCCAGCTCCAGCAGCAGCTCGCGCAGGTGCTCGGTGTGGTTGCCTTGGCGGATCATCGCAAGCACATCATCCGTTGGCACGGTCTGCACCTCCGGCACCTTGCGGCGCATCAGGTTCAGCACCACACGCTCAGCCGTGCTCATGGCCTCGCCATCCGGCGTCACCACCGACAGCAGGGCGGTGCGCCAGGCATCCACCTCGCCCATCCGCTTCACGCCGATGCAGTTCTTGAACATCAGCTCCTTGGCTTCGCCGTAGATCACCCGGTCAGCGGCGCCCCATCCGGCCCGATAGAGGGCGTTCAGAGTGCCACGCGCCAGCGGCTCATAGCCGGCTGCGCCGACGATCTCGTTGGCCTGGTCAATGGTGGTGCTACCAAGGTCGAGCCCTGGGGGCGCCTCGGTGCTCCATTGCGGTGCCTTGCTCATCACAGGTCACCGCAGAGGATGATGCGCTCGGCCACGACGTACCGGGCCGCCACCGCTGAGGTGTCGCGGGTGATGTCTGCGCCGTAGATCGGCCAGAGGTCGTCCAGTGCCTTGCGGATCGCGGTGGTGGAGGTCATGCCTGCCCGTTGGTTGCGGCAGGTCTCAAACGCCACCGCCTTGGCATAGGACGGGGTGGTGGCTTGAGCGGGGACTGGGGTTGCGGCCAATGCGGCGGCGCCCAGCAGTGCAATCAGTTTCATGGGGTTGGGGTTGGGGTGGTATCGGAACCAGGGCCAGTGTGGCGGGTGACAGGCCCCAAAACCGAGGCCTGTCACATCTCGTCACATCAGAACGGAATGTCGTCCTGATAGTCGGCCACCGCACCTGCGGGGCCCGGAGCCGCCTGAGCGACGGGTGCGGGTGCTGGTGCAGCCTGGCGGGGCGCCTGGCCATCGCCTGCCGACTTGAGCTTCTCGCACCGGGCGAACTTCACCACGAACGCGGTGCCCGGTGTCCCGTCCCGCTTGGTGAACTCCTCCAGCTTGCCGTCGCCGACCACGAACACCAGGTCGCCTTTCTTGAGCTGGTCCACTGCGGTCTGCGCCGCCTTGCCCCAGATCTCAACCTTCACCCAGAACGGTGGTTGATCCACCCATTCGCCGGTCGCCTGGTCCTTCTTGCCTGGCTGCTTAACCGCCACGCTGAAGGTTGCCACGGCGTTGCCGTTGTCGAAGAACCGGACCTCGGGGTCCCGTCCGATGTTGCCTGTCAGTTGTGCTGTGAGAGCCATTGGGTGTCGAGTTTTTCGTATGCGTTGATCCCCTCTACGGGGTAGAGAACACGGGCGCCGATGCGAATGAACGGCGGCCCCTTGCTCCCGTGTCGCCAGTTGGCGAGGGTCTGTTCCGAGAGCCGCCAGCGGGTGGCAAGCTCTCTGCTCGTCATGTAAAGCACTTCACTACTCATGCACTAACCTCCCCCTCAAAACGGGTCATCGGTTTCGATGACCTCGACCGGCTCTTCGGCCGGTGGTTGAACGTCTTCTTCCGTCTCGGGACTCGCTGTTGCGGCCCGCTGCTTGATCTGCTGGTTCAGGTCGGCGATCACGTTCGCGCTGGTGGGGACGGCTTGATCCGTTTCGTCTTTGACCCGTACTGGCTGGACGTCTTCCAATTCTTCACTGGAGGACAACCCCATCAATACCTCGGGACAGTGCAAACGGATCAGCCAGGTTGCGGATCGGTACTTGAGCATCTGCTCTGGGATGCTGCGGTACTTGGGATTCTTCACCCATCCCTCAGCCTTGGCCATCCCCATCGAGACGGTCGTGCTCACAAGTTCACCCGTAGATTTCACCGTCGCCTGAGCAGTCACGGCCAGGTTGTCGCCCGTGCCCTTGGTGGTCCAGGTGATCGGACCAGCAAACGGGCCCCGTTGGTTGGCAAGGCCGATGGCGAAGCTGGCGCTGAAGCCCGGGCGTCCGTTGATCACTTGCAGGTTTTGCAATGTGAGCACCGGGTTCACGCCCAGTTGTTGGGCCATCATCAGCGCAATCATGCAGTCCTCCGGCTTCTGCTGGAAGTGCGGCGGGACCATCTTGCTGGCCGCGAAATACTTGCTCAGCCGCCAGACATGCTCCAGCGCCTGCCCATCGTGCAGGAACGCCATTTCTCCCCCGCCCTGGGCGGTGGTCGTCGTCAGTGCTGTTGATTGATCAGTCATCACAGAAACGTGGAAGGTCGAGTGGTTGGATTTCATCGCCGTAGCCGGGCCACCGATCAGCGGCGCGGCACTCGGCGATGGTGGCAAGGTTGCGGTCGGCAGCACGGCCACCGGCTGCAACCATCTCAGGCGTGGCGACGTAGACGCCGACCAGATGCGGGGGCTGCTTCTCCACCGCAATGAACAGGAACTGCTCAGCCTGGAGGCCCCGCAGATACCAGGCCGCCTGGACGTGATAGCGGAACTTCGCGCAGCTGCGCTTGAACGCCTCAGGTGAGGCATCGTCGGTGGTCTTCACGTCCACCAGCAGGCGCCGGTCCTCGCTGTGCCAGTCGGGGCGCACCTTGCACTCCAGGCCCGTCTCGGTGTCGGTCCAGAAGTAGCTGGCCTCGCACACGCCGGGCAGGTCGAGCAGGAAGCTGCTCGCCGGGTGCTGGTGTACGGCCTCGGCCATGCGGCGCACCACGGCAGCGTCCTCGGGCTTCAGCACCACCTTGCCGGTGGAGTCGGCCTCGAAGGCAGCCCACGCCTCTTTCCCCTCTTTGGTGCGGCGGTTGATGCCGTCCGGTGCAACCGCGACCTGCTCGCTCCATAGGTGGGGCTCCAGGATGGCAGTGTGCGCGGCGGTGCCGATCAGCATCGCCTCAGTGGGGGGCGTGGGCTGCCTCGCCGGGTCCAGGTAGCGCATCCAGTAGTGAGCTGGGCTGCGGTTCACCTGGTCCAGGTGGCTTTTGGAGATGGCCGGGTC